TTGATACCGGATACGTTCTGAGGGGTAGTCGGCGTTCCCAAGAAAGCCGAGTCACGGCCAAGTGTAGATACATTACAAGTTGTAAAGAATGAATTTAGCTCAAGCTTCACTTCTGGGCAAGCGAGCAAAGTTGATGAACAAGACATGTTTTAGTATGGATTAAGAATTAGGATTAATTTGATTTTGCCCTGGTATTGCTGTGGCTGGCACAAAGTAATCCACACTATTGCAGTGGAGCGCACTGGTTACAAAGGTAATAAAAAAGCCCCCACTTTCGTGAGGGCTACCCATAAAAACAATTTAACGAGATGCCTTTGGATGAAGCCTCTTACCGACAGCAGGCATCGGCTGCGGTGCGTTAGGTTGTACGGATTGGGGAGCAGACCTAGCGGTACGATTGCCAAGACCAAACATGTTAGTCGCACCTGGTTGAGCCAATGGAGCAGGCTTGCCAGCATGTGGGTTTGTATCACCCAATCCTAGCTCATTGATGATATCCTGCATGGCTTCTTCCGCTGGCATGAAATCACCTGCTTTTACCTTGGATTTAATACGCTCACCGTTGGCATTCATGGTAACGAGCTGACCATTGTCATCAAGGTCAAACTTAAGGCGGTTCTTAAGGATAGCCTCAAATCCAGCACGCTCGGCTTCATTTATTTTGGGGCGCATCTTCAATACTTCTTTGGCTTTGGCTAATTTGAAATCAACTTCCTTTTGCTTTAAGCTGCTGGCCATCTCAAACTTGTATTTCTCAAACTCTTCGCCAGTGCTTTTCCAAGCTGCCTTAATATCGTTTTTTTCTTTCTCAATTTTGGCGATCCTTGCCTCGTACTCCGAAAGCCGTTGATCTGCCCCGACCGTATTGGATTTTTTGACATCTTCTATCTGATTAATGAAACCACCTTTGAGCTTATTAAGACCCAGGACTAACAGCTCATCATTCTTCTTGATGGCCTTGGTCTCTTCCTCTGTAAACTCAACTCCCTCCTCCTTGAACATCTGCCTGATCTTGGTCATCTGGCTACCCATGATTTTGCCGTAAATCTTGTCCGTAATTTCGGGGTCTTTAATCACGTTTTCCTTAACGATGAACTTGGATTGGAACTGTTCCTTAAACTGGTCGAAGTTTTCAGCTTCGATTCCTGTGAACTCACAGAAGCTTTTTAAATCACTCATTGTCTGTTGTTTTTGGTTTGCGACTCTTTTTCTTCTTTGGCTCGGCAGTCGGTTCCTCCGAGGTTAATGTGTCAACAGTCGGCATGGCCGGAGCTGTTTGGTTGGTGTCTAGAATAACAAATCTGTTAGGAGTTACCTCAACAATATCTGGAGGGGTTTCTATTAGCACCCATCCACCCGATTGCATCCGTAGCGGATTATTATAAATCGATGGTGGAAGCATGGCTTGGCGGCCAGTCTTCATCGATACGGCTTTTTTTAGGTGATCCATTTATTTTCAATTTGTTTGTAAAGTTACAAATTTATATTATTATTGTGCCATGGAGGAAAATAATCACGACCCTGACGCTTTATTGGTTTGGCTTTTTATTATAGTTGGATGTGGGATTATTTGGCTTATAATCATTAAGTCACTATGCTAGGATCAATCATTCTATTTATAATCTGTTTAATCCTTCTAAACTATGACCTCAACAAGACCAAAATCAAAGAAGATCGGGAAGACGATCAAGACAATTAAAGGTAAAGCTGGCAAATGGGAGATTTTCTCATATGTCAAGAACAACAAGACCTATTATGCAAATCGTTTGGTAAGCTCAAATGGCTGGATTGTTTGCAGTAATCTAGGGTTTTTAAGGTTGCAGCATGCGATTGATAATGTAAGTCGTGTCAAGAAGCTTGCCTAGTTTGGGTAGCTGATCCCGTAAGGTCTCTATTCCAACCCAAAGTAATCAGCAGTGGCGGCATCAGGCTCAAAGCCGTACTTGTTTATCGCCTCGGTCACTTTTTCCTTAGGCACTCTGCGGACCGATACAGGTATGATTGAATGGCGGCAATTATAACCGCCTGCATAGGAATAGATGGTGGAGGAGTTGGTGCCAGGTATTCGACCAGCCCAATCCCCTGCCGTTTGTGGCCAACTCTCAATCTCCTTATAATAAAAATACTCGTTATGCCGTTCAGCACAGAACGGCCTTGTAGTTTCTATCTCGCTACCTGAATAAAAGAACCACTCCGCATCAAGTTCTTCACTAACTGCCGAGGTGTAGTTCCTATCAGCTATGGCAAAGGTATCATGGGCAATCTGCTTGTTATATTGTAGGAGCTTCCCATCCACCTCCTCATCCCCCGTTACAATAGTCTGAAGCTGTTTTATTGTTTCTTTTATGCCTGCATTATTACTTATTGCAGTCTCAATGTTTTCACGAATTACATCAGCAAACCTTTCACCACCAATGTTATTAGCCAATAAATCAACAGCATTTTTTTGATTTAATTTAAATAAATCATCTGCAATAGATTTAGGTTTAAATCCTTCAAAACTTTTAGAAAATATTTCATTGCTTAAATTTTTTTGATTAGCCATTTCAACAGCATAATTTCTTATGGCTGTTGTGTATTCTGAAGAAGCTAATATTTCTTGAACAAATTCTTTAGCATTTGAAGCTAAACCTAAATTTGAGCTATTTAAAATAATATTACCAGAAGAATCTAAAGAAAGACTTCTTAATAAATCAATGATTTCTGGAAGTAATTTTTTTTGCGCCTTTTCTACTTGGTTTAGAAATTCATCAGGCACGGTTGTGAGCCGCCTGGTCTTTTTGGCTATAAGCTCACTCAGGGTTGCCATTAAATTCCAGCGATGATGTTACCTACTAGGGATTGAGCGTTGAAAGGAGTAGCTGTAGTCAAGGCAATGGCTCCGGCTACTTCCTTGGCTTTATTAATTAGAGCTTGTTTCTGCAAGTCAAAATCCAACTCAAAGAAGTTAGGATCAGCCATGCTCAACTCGTTCACAAAGTTGATAGCCGAGTCATGCAGAACTACCTCCCATTTATCTACCAATCCCTTGGAAAGCTTAAGATTTATTTCATCCAAACTCATGGTAAGCAGTCGGTCGGTCTGACTAATCAGATTAAATACCTTCTGACCTTGGACATCTGGATAATACAGCGTCTGCAAGTATTTATAGATGATGGATTGAATTACAAATGGCGGCTGTTTGGCCATTATCGCCTCGTTAATCTGAGCCAAGTAATCAGACTCAAGATAGAAGTCATAGTTGACAGGTCGCTTGATGACTGGCTTGCGGTAGTTATCGCCATAACGCATCATGCCTATCATGTCAATGCACCACTCGTACATATCAAAAAGCTGCATGCAGTTCTGCTTGATACCAGCGATCAAAGCCTTCTGGTCAGAAGCCGCCTCGGTTGCCGTGATTCCTTCGCCTCCTTGTACCTTGTTGTTAGTCTTCTTTAGGTGTAGGATCTCATAAGCTTGGTTCATGTTATGAGCCACTTCCTCACGCAAGAATCGAGGAGTTTCAGTCGATGGGGCTGCGTAAAATATAGCCGAATCGGGGCTGATGTTATCTCCTGCCTGAGTCGAAGTTTGTGGCTTAATAAGCAATGTTCCGTATGGACTAACCCTATCCTTGAGACCCGATCCGTTACATTCAGGACAGATGGACTTATGGCCACTCATCTGATAGTGATAACCGCCATCACAGGTCAGCATCTCACCATCAACCCTGATTTGGTGTTGGCAAGGGTCTCCAATCATTACCCGGTAGGGATAGGTGCAGGTCGGCTTTATTCCACGGAGCAAGGCTGAATCCAGCAGCACCTCATCCAAAACATCGCAGGCATATAGGAATGGAGACTGTTGCATCATGGTCTCATCGATCTGAATGGCTATCCCATCCACTCGCTTCACCGGAACTTCACCTGTGGCATGGTTAAACCATTCCACAATTTCGAATCGGTAATCTACTTTTTTACCTACTTGAATGGCTTTGTAAATCCACTCATCGTCAAAGATGTAGTAAACCAATCCCTCATAGACTTCCTTGTTGTTATACTCAACCTTGGACATCTCTTCGCTTTCGATGATGGCGAACTCCTCATCATAAGCGATGACTCTGGTCGTATGATAGAACTTGGTAAACGGTTCAATCAATCGCTCCGGATCAATCACCTCTTCACCTTCAATCTCGGTGGTAGGTATCTCATAAGGCAACACAGCAACCACTCCCATCGCATCCATCAGCTTCAATGGAGGCAGGAAGGTGAATACAAAGTTGTCAAGACTTCCAAACTCAGGATAGTCTTGGTTGATGTATTCAGCCAAGGTGGTATTTGTGTTCACATACTGATCGGCATCAGGTAGGAACTCTATGGACCAGTTGTTCTCATGGTAGGCACGGCCATAGGTATCGACCATGTCCTTAAACACTTGGATAGTAGTTTGCTTGAAATTAGCACGAACATATTCAGCCTCTTTGGGAGTCTGGTTCGGTGCTTGTTTAGCAAACAGAAGTTCTGGAAATACTCCCTTCTGAGCATGAGTCCGTATCTGTTGAAGCCACTCAACCGATTGGGCATAGCCAGGATAATAGTGAGGCAGGTAATGACCTTGCTCATTACTATTGAACAAGGTAATTCCTTTGGCCTTGTTTCCTTTTGTTTTAATCGATACGATCTGGTCAACCAGATACGAAATCTGCTCAGGGGTTAGCATTAGTTCTTGGGTTTAATGGGTGGCTTTGGCCGTGTGCGTGGCTTTGCGCCTCCGCAAGATGAGCATCCTTTCATGGTAGTGTAGTTATAAATGAGTTTCTAATGTCAACTGATGTCCCACTGCCTAAGAGGTATTTTGCCGATATCGGATAAGTAAATCTCTTTTTCTGCAAAGCTCTCCAATTATGTATCACTGGCCTGTAACCTTTGTAATATTTGCTCTTAAATTCAACGTCTTTTTCAAAGTAATACGAGTAATGGATATACTTCTGTGGTAGTTCCCTTATTGCCCTCTGCCCCTCCATGATCGGTGGCTCATGGGTCTTGAACTTCTGACCTTCCCACCACCACAATCTTGTATGAAACGCATCCCCCCAAACTCCTTTTCCTACCAGCTGCTTACCATTAACATCCTTACAAAGATAGTGGTAAAATTGGAAAGCTCCAGCTATTGTCAAGTCCTTTTCAAGCATTTGTTCAGCCCCTTCCAAGTCCTCTAAAGTCCAATGCTCATCCGCATCTATCTGCCAAAGCCATCCGTGCGGTTCACCTTGTATCATCTCAATCCCTTTATTGACTTGTATATCCTTGCTAGCATAACCAACCCCACTGCTATAAAACAAAACCTTGGTCGGATTCTGACTTGCCAAATTCTGACAAGTCTCGATGGTGCCATCATTTGACTGATGAGAAGGTCTGATGCTGGTACACCAAGCTGTTGACCCACCATTGCGACTAAAACCCTCAACGATTATCCACTTGTCAAACATTGCCAGCATCTTGTCGCTGAAATCCTTATGCAACAGATGATGCTTGGCATTGTAAACTATGGTTAATGCGTATCTCATGCAATCCAATAGATTCGACTTCCAAAGCCTTGATCTGTGCTGAATATAAGCTCGTGTCCACTTTGCTCCAAAATCTGAACAGTATGATAATGCTTGACATGATTTGTATCATCCAAGGCAAGATAAAAACCTGGCTCAACCCTATCCATTAAATACTTGAACTCCTGCAATCCCATATGACCAGCACTGTCCAAAATAACCAGATCAGGCTTGTTATCCATCTTCTCAAGCACAAAGCCCAGCATTCCATCCGGTACCTTAAAACTCACTTCTTGCTTGTAAAGTAACTCTCTATTATGATCGAGGTGATCAATAACAATGTGATCAGGGACATCGAAAGTAGCACTAGTGGGGAGATCAGAACGGTTAATAGATAACCCAAGAAGGAAGTTAATAATCGTACTGCGGTGCTTTTTTCTCGCAATCTCGTAAAAGCGTGGGTTAACCTCAATAGAAAAGACTTGCTCATCTCCCACCAAAGCATCAGCGATGGCTTGAGTAGTACCCTCGCCAAGATAACAGCCTGTCTCAATGATATTCTCCAGCTTCTTTGTTCTGATGAGGTTGGTAATCGCATCTTTGAAGTCGTTATGTGCGCCCATGCCATTAGGCATCAGCTTTTGTGCTATCTGCATTTCATTATTTTTTTCATGTTTTCATAAGTCTCATTGACCTGCATGCTATCGCCATTGATAAACATGATGAAAGTCACCTCATCACCTGCCTCGTTTTGTGACTTATGGAAGCTATATATATTATCAATCGAGACCATCGCCTTGGAGCGACTGCGTTCACTTATGCCCATTTCATCAAGCTTCTTGTCAAACAGCTCAATCTCAAACTCGTGCCATATCATATCGCTTCCAGTTTTTAGTTAGTATGGTTCGGTCCCCTTTGAATGGAACCTTGTCTGTAATATAGTAATGAAGCTCGGCATCCGTA